AGATCAGATGGGAGGGTTGATACACAAAGAAACAGACGTCAAGAAACAACCGAGAATCCTCCGCTTTCGCTGCGTATCAACCCTCCCATCTGATCTAGCACCTGCTAACACGCTCAGAAGTCAGACCCTTGATCAAGCTAAAGCCTTTATTCTAAAGTTGGAACTTGAGACTGATCATCCTAATTTCTTATTGTGTTTTCAATTAAGCGACCTCCAGTGCGATAGTTGCCAAAGTCTAGAGGCCAGCTCACGCCTAGTTGAGATTAATATCCTTAGCAAGTGTTCGAATTGGAACCCGGTATTGTGATATAGAACCTATTCACCTCCTTAGTTATTAAATAGTTGTTTAATTAATTTTAGTAGTTTTAATTTATAGCCTTAATTCAACTGTAATTTTAATTAGACTTATGATGTTATCCTATTGCGCGACACGGAAAGTGATACCATTGTGGACAGTTTATTGTTATCTTATTCTCGCAACAGTAAATACTGTCGACTGCAACTTGGAAGGCTTGTCTCAAAATGATCTACCTATATCTGACAGACTGCAGATTGTGCAGAGTACTGCTTCTGATCCTAGTAATGGTGCCTTGATTAAGTACATGTATCATGGTAGACAATTTGACACTATTCACTTTAACTTCCTTATGTCTTCTTCAGAGTTCACTTTATTAAAGCCAAAGAATTCCACTTGTGCAATTTTGAAAGGTCCACTAATAGATAAAGAGGATTTTAAACACTTCACCTTCTACAGCGCAACCTGTACAATCAAGAGATATGAGGACTTCACTGTCAGTGTAGTGGGTGAAGACAAAAAGACATCTCTGTCTTTCAATGATGACTTGAGCACTACCTGCCATTCCTCCTTAACTTCTGTTTGGCAGTTTCAATTGACAACCTCCAATGAACATCTATCAATAAATAATTTTCTTTTGTGTAAAAATGGTTCACTGTTTAATATACAACAAAGCAATATTCTGATTCATGAATGCACCACATTGTACTTGATAAAAAATCTGCAACCCTGTTTAGAGCCATTGTCACAAGGGAAGAAGGTCTGTTCTATTAGTAGTTGGAAATCAGAAGGGGAAGATTTGAAGTTACACTTATTAAATTCTCCATCTGGTAGCATAAACATAATTACTGATACCGACAAAATACAGAGGTTTTGTAACAGTGCTTGTGAATTTAAAGTAAGAGCCATTAATTACATCTCTTTAACATGTACAGATGGATCCCAAGATTTTAAACAAGTGCATAAAGAAGTGGTGGAATCCTGTCCATTTATAACTAGCTCTAAAATTGGTTATCTGGCTTTGACCTTTTGTAGATTATCAACTCACCCATTATTGCTCTGGTTCTTGGTCTTATGGATTATACTTGGTTACCCAATCTGCATATTGTTCTCCTGGATTTCCACCAAATTGTATAGATTGTCTATCTATGTTTTCAGATATGTCTCCATTAAAAAATGCATAAATCACAATATATGTTATGATTGTAATAGTGAATACAAGTTTGATAACTTAATAGAACTGCATTCCACATGTATCAACGGTATATGTCCTTATTGTAGAGTGGGAGTAGGGGAAAATGTCATTGACCACGTCAAATCTTGTAAAAGCAAAGTTTATAGATATAAGGAGCAACTAACTCTACTTCAGTCCAATTCTAAATTAGAACATGGAGCAGCATTAACAGTTAGCATAATTAGATCAAAATTAACGATAATAACTATTTATATCCTAGTATTACTATTTGCAATGGTACCAATGACTAATTCAGAACACTTCATTCCAAATATCACTGATCAGTACGGGCATGTAATTGAATTTAACACCACTGCTGAAGATTATTTATCCTTGTTCAAAAGCACTGATAGCTTATTAAAACCAGCTCAAGGCAATGATTATTATAGTAAGTTGGCATCAGAGCTCAAGAGGTGTGATTTCAATTGCTTTCATGTTAATAATGAATGCCAATGTGAAGATAGGAGAGTGCACAGGTTCAAAAGAGATCTAAGTAGCAACAATTTGGGTCATTATCCAATTGTTAGTCCAAAAGGATTCATCAATTATAATTCTACATATCAACCTACTTCTGATGATGAAACTATACAGCTTACCTTCAACACCATAACAAAGACACCTACAACTAGTGTTGTCAGTGGTGAGTCCATCTACAGGATGCCATTTCAAAATAATGAAGGAATTAGTTTCAGGATTAGCACTGATGAGGATTTTGAAGTTAAGACTATATCAGTCAGTTTACATGATGCGTTTCAGGTCTACAAATCTAAGTTTGTGAAGTGGGTTAGTGATAGAACTCTAAAGATCTCTGAAGAATTTGGATGTACTGGGAGCTGTGATGATTTGTGCAAATGTGAAATTAGCACATGTAAGGTTGCAAAGTGGCAGGATGATAGGGGTTGGGGCTGCAATCCTTCTTGGTGTTGGTCAATCAGTGATGGATGCACTTGCTGTAAAGCTTCTGCTTTAGAAAATTTTTCTTCTGGACTGCTAGGAATTTGGGAAGTTGAGTTATCTTACTTTGGGTTAACTCTGTGTTTAAGCGATTCTATGCTTAGCTATAAGTGTAAATACTTAGAAGGTCCAGGAACTTTCTTAATAGGCAAGTACGAACTATCTATAGGGAACCCAACTGGGAACATCAAGAAAGTCAGTAAGTTCATAGCTACAAAACACAATGTTGGACAGACTCATTCCAACATTGATCAAATTGTAGAAATCTATTCTGATCCAAACATCTGTTATCAGGAACACTGCACTCATGGGGAGATTGGTGATTATTCATTTAGATCAATAGAAGATATTTCAACTTATGCAGATAAAAAGCCAACAACCTATATGGTGTGGAAGACAACATCATTATCAAGGCAATGTTCCTTTGGCAATTATCCTAAATGTTACAGTGATGACATGGTTTCATCACTCTCAGATAAGTTTGATTATTTCTATAAAAATAAACAAATACTTAAAAATGATTTTCGCATTGTCACCTCAACACTTAACCAGGACAGATCAGGGAACCCTTCATTAGTATTAAAGGTCCAACCCAAGATGAATTATGGATATATAGAAGGTCTAATAAAGGTTAGAGGACTGGAGCTTCAACATAAGTCTGTGTCTGTCAAAGTGGACACTTACATACTAAAAACATGTGGGGGATGCAGAAATTGCAGGAGAGGATTTTGGTGTACTTTAAGATTATCTATATCAGAACCCCTGAAGTTTAACATACACCTTTACTCCGAAGACCCTACGGTAGCAATAGACACTAGAACAATCGAAGTTGGAAGATATCCAAAGGACTATAATGTTTCCATGTTTACACCTATTTTAATTAGAGAAGTAAAAATTTGCATTAAGGAAGTTGATATGTGCAAAACCATCAAAAACATAAGCTTAGATGAACCTAGTTTCTATTTGACACACCAAGGTGATTCTATTTATTCATCACTACCTAATAAGACTTATGATGGACAGAATCTGTTTTATTCTATCTATGGAGGTATAAAGGCTACTACCGTGGCTATGTTTGATGTGATAAGAGGATTTTGGTCAAACATATATATAGTATTAATGGTAGCATCTGTGTTGGTTTTACTAATATTCCTGAAGTATTTGGGTTTGCTAAGATTAGTGTTCGATGTATTAACCTGTGGGTTCTGTAGAAGAAAGGTGAGATACAACAAGTCTGCTGAAAAGAAGCCACTACTTAAAAGAACCTGATGGTTAATGGGGAAAAGTTACCAGGGCATATTTACTGTTAGATTTGCTAACATAGCAATTATAGATCTAAGCTCTTACCACCGCGCCTAAGGTTGTCTTATATACTGTAAATAGAGGATCCATAACGTCCGAATGACTCTAAGGTATGCATTGTAAGCTTTCGCGTCATGTGTCAGAACATCAGCCCTATCATCACGCCAGTATTTCCTTGAGATCCCGTCAGAGCCCGACAGAACAAAGTGTTAACACCTATATATCCGGAGTCGCTTTCCTCTTAAGCCCTCGCGTCTCCCGATTTCCTGTGCATTTGCTTCCGGCGTATCCTCACCAAACTTGCTGCATAGCATCACGCCTGTTATTTCACATTAATACAGTTCGCGTCATCTTTTTTTGTTTCTTGACTGCTATATCTTTGTGTCGGCGTATCCTCACCAAACTTGC